GCTGGCGTTTTAATGTCGATCAGGGCAATTTTCCCGGTTTTCAGCTTGACGATCAGGTCCGGCTCGCCGTGATACAGATAGGCCGGATGGACCAGGCGCTGCTCGACGAGGATCACGTCCTGGACCTGGCTGTCAAACCATCGCTGAAAGCTGTTGTAGTGGCCCAGGACAACCTGGTCGAGCGGCCCCGGGTATTGGTCTTTCGCCAGGCAAAAGCACGCGTCATGGACCGCTGTCCCGCGTTCTGCAGCCGCTTCCAGGATGGCCGCCGGAATATGGCCGAACGACGCATAGGGCGTTATGATCTGCGTGACGGAAGGCGAAATCATCAGCGGTCGCCTTCCGCCCTGGCTTCTGCTGCCATGATCATCATTTCCCGCGCCGCGATTGCGTCCGCCTGGTCCAGCGCGTCGTAATTGGGTTCGCGCCGGCCATGGACCGGGCAGCGCCACAGGGCGCGCCGATCGTCCAGGTTTTTATCGCAGTTACAGGAAAAATAAGGGGCCAGCTCTCCCCATACAAAGGCCGCGTTTTTCACCTGGTCCATAGTAGTCCCCTTTCATAAAGAGTCATGATCATCGGGATGATTATCGCGAACAGCGCCAGGATGATCGCGACAATCGAAAGCACCTGGCTTTGACGGTCAACCTGATCTACAAAGTCGTCGCTACTCACCCTGTCCGCTAACCGATCCGCTAACCTCTTGAGGGCTGCTTTCAATCGGGCTCTCCTTTCGTTGATCGTGCTTGTCGTTCACGTTCTCCCTTACTTCCCGGCGTCTCGCAGGCTCCGGTGGAGGTCGCGCCTTTCCTTGCTCTGGCCGGTCTGCCCGGCACGCGGCGCGTATTTGCGACGCGTTCTCTTGGGGGTGTTGTTAATGAGCTTTGGAGGGGAGCATAACAAATAATGTTATGTCTGTCAAGAGAAAAGATTAACAATTTTTGTAATAATTAAGGCCATAAAAAAGCCGCCAGAATGGGGGCTGGGAAAGCTATATCTATCTTTGGGCTTTAATGGTCAGCCACTTGGATAAAAAAGATGCCGCCGGAAAGCAGCCCGATTGCAATAAACGCGAGAAAAACGCTGGGTATAAAATAGCCGGCAACGCCAATGACGGCGGCAACGATGGAACATAGGGCGGCGGATTGGCGGGCGCTTTTTTTTGGGGAAAAAATATATTTAGGGGGCCGGTGCTTCTCAAAAAATTGCCACGATAGAAATGAAGCGATAACGCCGGCAACGGCCCCGAAGATCGCAAGGGCGTATAAATCAACCGCTGATTTCATAGTTTAGGGATCAGGCCCATGATGCAAATATAATATATGCGCTACCGGTTTGGTTCTAATGTGTGTTTACTCTATTCTTTTGAATTTTTTATCAAGCGTCCAATGAACGTCGCTATAATTGACGTTGACGCCTTCTGTCCTCTGACAGGTGACCTCAACGGACGTCTGTTTCTCGGTCATGGGTTCGATAAATATGGCAATGCTTAAATGGTGGGCCATGCCGTATGAATTGATCCGCGCCATGACCGACATGGGGATTTTTGCATAGATGAAATTTTCCGCTCGATTTTCGGCAACGTCAAACGCATTTATCTCTTTCAATGCGTCGGGCATGGCGGCCCATATATCCGCGGACGACGCTGCATAAATAACAATCAAGCCCTTGCCCTTCGCTTCCTTTACGCTTTGAGCTGTCGCACAGGACATAAATAAAAAAAGGGCAGCCAACAGAAACAAATATTTTTTATTCATTTTCTCGTCCCTCACATTTTTGGAATCAAATCAACGACCTTTCCAACGACACGAAAATCAACCTGGCTGTCCTTCCGGATGACTATCTCCGGATATTTGTTGTTCATCGGATGCAGGATGACGGCATCATCGGATTCCTTAAAGAGCTTGAATGTCGCCTCTCCATTCAAGACTACTACGCATGGTGCATTATTATCGCACATAATCCCTGGATCAACAACAATAATATCGCCTGGTAGGTAGCGTGGCGCCATGCTGTCGCCTTCGACGCGCAGCGCGAAGGCATGGAGGCCGACCGCCTTTGTGGAATGAACCGGCTCACGTTCTCCGGACACGCCAGCGGAATAGAGATCGATCGCCTCCACGAACAATCCGGCCTGAACCCAGGATATAACTGGGATCGGGCGCGGAAGGCGGACGGGCGGGGTTAACCCGATTGTTTCTATCTTAAAAAATTCCTCTTTATCAACGCCCAGCGCATCGCATAATTTTTTAATGGTGATGCCGCCCATGTTGCGGCCTCCATTTAAACAAGCTGATATTTGGGATTGATGCAGGCTTGCTTTGTCTGCAAGCGTGGTCGGTGTCAACCCGCGCATCTCCATAATTCGACGGAGATTTTTTCTTTTTATTTCGTTTATATCAAAATCTGTCATTTTGTCTCTTGACATCCATAACAATTAATGTTATCGTAAACCCATGAACTTTCCTCACGGTGAAATCAAACAGCTTGCGATTAAGTGTAATTGTCACCCTGTCCACATGAGCGACATTCTTCGCGGTCGTCGTCGTCCCTCTCCTGACTTAGCCTTGCGCATTTCCGAAGCCACGGGCGGCGCGGTGACGGTCATGGAGCTGTTGTTTCCGGAAGAGCGAGAAAAAAGAACATGAAGCGAACCGGGATAAAATTTATATGCCGCTGCCGGATTATGGACCGGGCTTTCATGTCAGCTTGCGCGGATCTGCGACGGACAGATCATAAAGATAGTTCGCATCCCCGAACGACCCACGGTGAAGATGATGCGGATCGAGGACAACCGTCGCCTCCGGAGCCGGGATCTCTTGCCCGTTTTCGAGGATTATCCATTCGAACACAAGGGTTGGATTGTCCTCAATATGAATCATGTCCGTTACCACTTGACCAATGGTCTTGTCCCCTCTGGTGAGGATATGGCGGCATTTATCCACGGGAGCCCTTTATGAAACACGATTATCAAAAACTTTTCAAAAATCTCCGCGTAAATCTTAAAATCTCCCAGGCCAAATTTGCAAAGCTCGTCGGCGCGAATCGCGACATGATCGCGAATTATGAAATGGGCCGCTGCCGGCCGTCCGCCGACATTCTCATGAATACCCTGGCCCTGCGGGACAAACAAAAGAAGCGCGTGTGAGATTAACACAACCTGGACCATAGGGCAATAACTTTATGGACGATCACGGCCTGACCACGGACAAGCTGACGGAGCAGTTCATGATCCGGATCCCGGAGATTACGAAGGCCAACCTGGACAAGCTGCCGCCGGCGCTCAAGAAGAAACTCAACCAGGAAATCCTGATCCTAATGGCCCGGTCGATCCATGATTCAAGGTTTGATCCGAAGCTATATCTATCCAGCGAATGAGTCAATTATAACATTGTTTTACATTGTCAAAAGGGGTGCGCGGTGGGGTTTTACAACACGATCAACGAAACGGGCGCGGAGTTAAAGCAATCCCGGCTGCATACCGACAAACAGGAAGATGAAATCGCGCGGATCTTCCGGGCCCACAAGAGATTAAGTCCATCCCAGGCCCATGAGCTATACGACGGCGGATCTGTGCCGCTGACCTCAATCCGCCGGGCCATTACAAACCTGACTATTGACGGCGTGCTGGTCAAGACGGAAGCGAAGCGCTTGGGGATATACGGGAAGGTTGAACACGTTTGGGAATACACGCAAGGGCAAGCGAGTTTATTTTAATGACAAAGCCGGCGGATAGGATAGCTTCCGAAAAGGACGGGAATCTCCGGCCCGTCCTTCCGCCATATAACAATCCGGACGGGAAAAGGAGATCCCGGACATGAGTAAAGCCCCATCATTCCAATTTTACCCCGCAGATTGGCAACGCGATTTATCTGAACATCCTCTCGAAATTGAAGGCGCATGGATAAGAATTTGTTGCGCCCTATGGTGGTCGGACACACCAGGCCAATCAACGAAACATTTAACAAATTGGTCAAGAATTTTGAGAGAAAAAGAGAAAAAAACATTTCAAATTATAAACTACTTGTTTAACCAAAAGATTGCAAATGTGGTTATCCAAAATGAGAGTATAACCATATCATCAAGGCGCATGTTAAAAGATGTTTATATATCTAAAATTAGAAAAGAATCAGGTGCGAAGGGTGGAAATCCAATTTTTAAAGAAGGTGCCAAAAATCCTTATTATTTGGATAAGCAAAGTGATGATTTAAAAGATAAGCAAAAGATAACCCCTTCATCTTCATCTTCTACTTCAATACTAAGTAATAGAGAACACTCTATCGAGTGTTCTCTGTCAGAAACCGAAAAAATCGTTTCTGACGGCAATGGGAAATATCCACCCTGCCCACAGAATGAAATCGTAAATCTTTATCACAAAGAACTCCCCGAATTGCCCAGGGTAAAACATTGGCCGGAGAACCTTCAGGTTATTTTAAGAACACGCTGGAAGGAAGATCCGGTGAGGCAAAATCTGGAATGGTGGGAGCAGTTTTATCGGTATGTTCATGAGTCTGATTTCCTGATGGGAAGGACCAAAGAGGCTTTTGTAGCCGACCTTGAATGGCTGATAAGACCAAAGAATTTCACAAAGATAGCCAATGGGCGCTATCACGGCAGAGGAAACTTATCCGCGAAACCACAACCGGGGATTGCCGCATGGCTCGCGGGAAGGAGGGAAAATGCAACAGCGTGATGAATTAAAATTTGCAGAACTTATGGCTGTGCTGGCAGAGGTTTATGACGATGGAAGGCCGCCGAGCAAGCTCAAAATGGAGGTTTATTTCCGGGCGCTTGAGCAATTCGGGATTGATGAAATAGAAAATGCCGTGAAAGCCCTGATTTATGGACGGACAACGGCATCATTCCCAAAGCCCGCCGAGATCATTCAAGAGATCAGGGGCACAACCTCAAACCAGGCGACAACCGCATGGCTGGACGTTTTAGAAACAATTAAGCGTGTAGGTCACTACCAAAGCGTGAAATTTTCCGATCCGGTGATACACAGCGTCATAAACATCATGGGGGGATGGCCACGGCTCGCAGGTGAAATGCTGGTCGACGATGAAAAATGGAAACAGCGGGAATTTGAGCGGCTTTATGAGGTTTTATCAAAAAACCCACGCGGCAAACATCCTGATTATTTACCAGGATGGATCGAAATAGACAACAACGCCAAAGGGCATAAGGCCGAGGCGGAAATCATTAAAATTGGGTATGACCGGCTTCAACTGGTTTTACAGGGACGGAAGGAAAATCAGATTATGACGGAAGGAGGCCGTATGAGTGAGATCACTACAACCGGAACTATGCAGTATAAGAAATGTGACTACTGTGGCAACTGGCACAGTTACAGTTCCGAAATGTGCAAGGATGTGCAGAAAGTCATGAAGGTGGATGATGACAAGCCTTTTGCCACACAAGCAATGGACGTTATTGATGAGCTAAAGGCCGCCCTTGCGGAGAAGGAACGGGAGATTGATATATTAAATGGGGTAATGTCATCGCAGGCAGACGACATACGGTTGACCGCCATTGAAACTAAGAAAGAGATCGCCGCCCTAACCGACGAGCGTGACGGCTACAAAAACGGGCAGCAACAGCTTCAATCCATCTGCGACGGGCTGCAGGATTCAATCTCAAAATACAAGGAATTGATCGCCGATGGCGTATGTTCTTACGCTGGCCCCGGCAGGGGTGATTGTGGGCATTATATCGGGCTTCCCGGCAGGTCTATCCCCGGCCAGCACGATGGCGAGGACGATACCGTGGATGCGTATGGCAAGCCTAATGGTTGGTGCTGGCAGTGTTGGAAGTCATATCAGATCGCCGCCCTGAAAGCCCGGATCAGGGAACTGGAAGGGGCTAGGCTATGAGGATCCGCGAGAAGGACATAACAAAAGCGATCCGGGATTTTCTGAACGCCCTGGGGATCTTCCATTGGAAAGTGCATCAGGGTCTTGGATCTGAAAAAGGCGCTCCGGATATAATCGGGATCTACCAGGGCCGGCTCCTGGGAATTGAAGTCAAGGTCCCCAGGGGACAGCCGTCGGAGAATCAAAAACAATTCATCGCGGCAATCAACCGCGCCGGCGGGATCGCCTTTGTGGCCAGGTCCGTCGATGATGTGATCAAGGCCCTGGGCCTGGAAGATCGGGTGTTGCTATGAACATCATCATCGGCCGGAAGGATATCATGACCAGGCTCAAGGTCCTGGATTGGGGGACGGTCCGGAAATGGAAACGCGAATATAAACTCCCGATCCGTTATATGCCGAACAATAAACCCTTCATTTTGCCCGACGAACTGAATAAATGGCTGATCGTTTATTCGGAACGGCAAAAAAAGAGGGCCGCTTTATAAAACCTACCCCTTTTCTACCCCTTTTCCACCCCTTTTCCACCCCGACAACCTCTTGACTTTGTGATTTAATACTTACCCGCGATGGATAAAACAGGCAAGACAGAAGATTGCGGATTTGCGCACGAAGTAGCCAGGGCCGACGTCTTAAAAGCCTTTGATTCTGAGAATGTGGGCGTTTTAACCCTGGTCAAGGCAATCAAGGCCGGCCTTAAGGCCAGGGAAGTCAAGGCGAATTACGACAAAGACCTGGGGGCCTGGGCCTATTCAAAGTCCATGATCGCCTGGGGGGCCAGGCAAAAGGCAATCGACCAGGCAATCGGGATCCTGGGGATTAAAGCGCCGGAAAAGCACGATCTGACGACCGGCGGCCAGGCCATTGATTTCAATTCTATCAGCGCGGACGAGCGCGATCTGCTCCTTGAATCGCAAAAGATCATGATGGGCCAGCTCAATGCGAAGCGCAAAAAAAAGAGACAATAGCGTCGTCCTGGATCCGGTCAAGCAAAGGGCCTTTTCGCCCTGGTATTGGGCCTATGAGAATAAGATACAGCTGCAAGCCGGCGAGTATGTCCATGAAGGCCACGAATACCTGGGCGCGCCGCTGACGTGCTACGATCCCTTCCAGGTCACGAAAAAGGGCGCGCAAATGGGCTTCACCGAAGCGAGCGTCTTGAAGTCCGTCCATGGTATGATCCATCATCGCTTCCCGGCCGGCGTGCTGCATTTATTCCCGACGTCCGACGACGTCCAGGATTTTTCCAGGGCGCGCTTCAATACGCTGATCGACAACAATCCGGAAACGATCGGCCGCTTCGTCCGCAATACCGACGCCGTCAACATCAAGCAAGTCCAATCCGCGATGCTGTATCTCCGCGGCGCGAAGTCAACCAGGCAGATCGAGGGCCTTCGCAAAACATCATCAAAGCTGAAATCAATCCCGGTCGATCGTATCGTGTTCGATGAACGCGACGAAATGGACCAGGCCATGATCGACATGGCCCTGGAACGCGTATCGCATAGCAGCGTGAAAGAGATCGAGGAATTGTCAACGCCGACGGTCCCGGATTACGGGATCGACCGGGCCTATGCGCTATCGGATCAGCGCGTATGGATGATCAAGTGCGACGGCTGCGGGCGCTCGCATTGTTTGGAGATCGAATTTCCGAAGTGCCTGGCCCGCGGCCTGGACGGCAAGGTCCGCCGCGTCTGCGCCCATTGTGGCCATGAAGTCTATCCATACGACGGCGCATGGGTCCCTATGGCTCCGGGATCCGGGAAGGCGACCGGATGGTGGGTATCGCAATTAAACAGCGCCTACGTCGATCCTGGGGAGATCCTGCGGCTCTTTGAAAGCCTGGGTCAACCTGGGATCATGTCGAAGCAGGAATTTTACAATAGCAAGCTGGCCCAGGCCTACGTCGAGGCGGAGAATCGCCTGACCAGGCGGGACCTGGAACGCTGCTTGACGATGGACGCCATGGCCTCAAGCCATGACGGGCCGTGTGCCATGGGTGTCGATGTGGGGACCTGGCTGCATGTCGTGATCGGCTGCCGGCCGAATGAGGCGACGCGGAAGATCATCCACCTATGCAGGGTCAAGGAATGGAACGAGCTGCACAACCTGGCTATCCGGTTCAATGTGTCGTGCTGCGTGATCGACGGGGAGCCGGAGCGTCACAAGGTCCGCGAGTTCAAGGCGGCGGAGCCTTATTCGATCTTCCTGTCTGATTATCAGGAAGGATCCAGGGGCGCTCCGCGGTGGGACCTGGAAGCCGGGACCGTCGTCGGCAACCGGACGGAGATCCTGGACCGGACGCACGCGCTGATCACCGGCCGGACCATGTCAAACGCCCGGATCTTTGAGCTGCCGCATCTGTCCAGCGAAGTCGAGCAATTTATCCAGGAAGCGACGGCCATGGTCAAGGTCCTGGTCGTCGATGGGAACGGCCAGCAGAAATATACATACAAGCAGCTGGGGCCGGACCATTACCGGCACGCCCTGGCCTATTTCGACCTGGCCTGTGAGAGGGTCTCCTGGCTGCCGGACCGCTTCAACCGGCGCGAAGCATACGCCGAAGATTATGATCCGCTGACCTATCAGATCGATCGGGCGCGGGGCGGACGTGACAATTACGCAAACAATTACGATCCATTAGGGGGGGCGAGATAATGGCTGCACCGAGTTGGAATGATTATTTAGCAGGCCGGCAAATGGCAATAAATTTTTCCGAGTTTCCCCAGGCTGCCTTGGCCCAGGTGCAAGCTGAATATCTGAATACCTACGGCAGCGAGGGGATTGCAAACCTCAAGGCGGCAGGCGTTTCCCTTCCGAAAGCGTATGTCGATCCGTCCGCGGAAGCTCAATATCGCGGCTATTTCGACGAACACGTTGCCGCGGGCAAATACAAGCCGGAGGAATGGGAAGCCTTTAAAAAATATTTCATGGGTGACGAAAACACGCCGGCCCAGGGCGGCAAGTGGACGGGCGGCGAGGGTGGCTTAACATATCAGCCTAACGTCCCCCAGGGCAGCTATCGCGATACAGGGAATTGGCTGTCGAATTTCACGCAAACGCTTCCGGGCCTGGCAAAAGGCATCCTTGATCCGCTTGGGTCAACCCATGAGGCGCTTCGGAAATCTCATGGAATTGCGGACGTGATCGACGCGGGCTTTGATCCGATCACCGGCCCAGGCATTAACGCCGTGTCAAGTAGCATCGGCGGAGCGATAAAAGACGAGCCGGGACTACAGGCGGCCGTCGGGGCATTGGGCCCTTTCATTGGCGGGGTTGCTGGGAGCGTGGTCCCTGTTATCGGGTCGGCGCTGGGCGCGGCGCTGGGGAACGCGGTTAGCGGCAAGATATTAGGGAAACCTAACGAGCAAAACATGCTGTCGGCGGCGCAAACATACATTGTCGCGTCGGCGCTTTCAGGCCTGGGCGACGTCATCGGGGACGTGGCCGGGGATCCATTGGGCGGCGGCCTGACGGATCCTGATATGTATGAGCTGGCCATGGGGCCGGATTATTTAACCGGCGGCGGGATAGAAAGCGGCTATGGGCTGGCCGGGCAGATCGGCGCGGAGCCTGGGATCCTGCAGCAGCTCGCGGATTTTCTCCCGTCCGGAGATACGGTCGGGCAGGCTTTGGACACAGTCGGGACATTGACGCAGCTGGCCGGGGGCGGCAGCGCAGCAGAGGAATTTCCACCCCTGCCGTCGCTACTTGAACCGCTGGGTCCGGAGGCGCCGCTGCCTTCGCTGCCTCCCCTTTCCGAGCGCGTGTCGCTGGCAATCCCGGAAGGTCTGACCTTCCCGGATATCGCGCCCTATCTGCCGAAAAAATGGGATAACATGAGCGACGCGGAAAAAGAGTCTTGGATGATTACCAGGGGCGGCGAGCTGTCAAAGCGCCGGCGGGGGACCTGGGCCGGCAACCTGGGCGGGATCCGCGGCGGGGCCGACAACCTGGAATACGCGGAGCTGATCGGCATGGCCGGCGGCAAGCAGATATTGGGAGAATAAACCGATGGAAAAACCGACCGCGGAGAAGATCATCGAAAAATACGAGCATTTGAACGGGAAGCGCGGGACGCTGCTTTCGACGATGCAGCGGATCGTCGATTACATGATGCCGCACCGGAAGGCCATCACGACGAAAAAAGAGGCGGGGTCCAATCAAATGACGACCGTCTATGACGGGACCGCAATCCAGGCGCTTAACATCTGCGCGAATGGCCTGTATGGACACTTGACAAACCCGTCCGCGCCCTGGTTCATGCTGACGTGCAAGCGCAAGGATCTGAACGAAACGCCGGAAGTCAAGGAATGGCTGCGCGATACGTCGGAACGGATGCACGACGCGATCAATGCGTCAAACTGGCCGATGGCCGCGCATGAGATCTATACGGATCTGCCGGCCCTGGGGACCGGGGTCCTGTATATCGGCAAGATCATGACCAGGCGGCAAAAGAGCCGGCTGCTGAATTTCAAGGTTTTCGATATCGGGAATTGCGTTATTGAGGAAGATGCCGACGGCGAAGTGGACACCGTGATCCGCCAGGAAACGATGAGCGTCCGGACCGTCATGCAAGCCTGGGGCGAGAAATGCCCCGAAAAGGTCAAGAAGCTATACCGGGACGGCAAGGAAAACACGGACGTTGACATTATCCACGCCTGTTTCCCGCGCAGCGACCGGAATCCGCAAAAAATTGACAAGATCAATAAGCCCTGGGCGTCCTACTGGATCGAGAAGGAATCGAAACAAATGCTGGAAGAAGGCGGCTATGACGAATTTCCCTATTGCGTGCCGCGCTGGAAAAAGTTTTCCGGATCCGCCTACGGCTACGGGCCGGGAATGGATTGCCTGTCGGAGATCTTGATGATCAACGAGTTTTCGAAGTCCGATATCAAGGTCCATCAGAAGCGGTCGGATCCTCCGATCCTGGCTCCGGACGAAATGGCCATGTATCCAAAACGGTTCATTCCCGGCGGCGTGACCTATTACAAGGCCGGCGGCAAGCCGGAGTATATGATGGGTCCCCAGGTGTCGCAATACGACCTGGAATATGAGAATCAGCGCCGGCAATACATCATGTCCATGTTTTATGCGGACCTCTTTACGCTCCTGGCCCAGCAGCCGCGGACCAAAACGGCGACGGAAGTCATGGAGCTGGTCGAGGAAAGGCTTGTTCTGCTGGGTCCTACCCTGGGCCGGCTGCAATCGGAATTGTTTGACGCCATGATCTCGCGGGTCTTTTGGATGCTGCTGCGCGGCGACGAAACGGGCGGCTATCTCACGCCGCCGCCGCAAGTCCTGGTCGGCCAGGGCCTTGACATTCATTATGTGAGCAAGCTGGCCATGGCTATGCGGATCTTCGAAGTCAAGGCGGCCATGCAAGCCTTACAGATCGCGCAAGGCCTGGCGCAGCAGGATCCGTCGATCATGGATAACTTTGATCTTGACGGGATCGCCCGCGGGATCGCGGAACGCCTGGGGACGCCGACGATCTTCCTGGCTCCGGACCGCGCTGTCCGGGAGATCCGGCAGCAGCGCGCAGCGGCCCAGGCCGAAGCCCAGGCGAAGCAGGACAAGATGATGCAAGCTGAAATGGCGGCGAAGCTGACGCCGGCCATGACAACCGCGCCGGAGCCTGGGTCGCCCGGCGCTCCGCCGGAGGAAGGCGCACAACCGGTTAATCCGATGGGGGCCGCGGCATGAACGCGATTGAGAAACAGCGGAAGCTTGACTACGGCTGGACGTTCGGGACGGAGCAGGGCAAGAATGTCCTGGCGGACCTGGCGAACCGATATAATATGTTCGCTCCGCACAAGACCAGGGATCCGATCGAAATGGCGTTTTTAGAGGGCCAGCGGTCGGTCGTCCTGGACATTATAGAGGCAGCGGCAACGACAAATTTTGAGGAACGCAAACAACAAATTTTGGGGGAATTGAAAGATGGCAGATGAACAAGCGGGATCCGCGGGAGCGGGCAATTCCGGCGCAGGAGCCGGAGCGGGTGCGGCCGGCGACGGCGCAGCAGGGGGCCAGGGGGCCGGCGGGCAAGCGGCAAGCGTTGACTTTTCAATATTCATTCCGGCGGACCTCAAGGATCATCCGTCGCTAAAAGCGCATGATTTCAAGACGCCGGACGGCATGGGGAAGCTGCTGCGGTCCTATGTGTCCGCGCAAAGCATGATCGGCGGGGACAAGGCCGTCCTGCCGAAAGGGGCAAACGACAATCCGGAAGTGTGGAATAAACTGTATGACGCCCTGGGCCGGCCGAAAAGCGCCGACGAATATCAATTTGGCAAGGATTACAAGCCGCCGACGGATCCGGCCGTCAAGGAAGTCGAGGGCAAGTTTAGGAAATTCGCGCATGAAAACGGCCTTTCTCAAAAACAATTCACGGAAATGAATAGCTTTTTGAATGGCCTGTCTGCTGAATCACAGGGCCGGGTCATCGCTGCGATCAAGGCCAGGCGTGAAAAGGCGGAGGAATCCCTGCGGAAGGATTGGGGCGAAAAGTATGATGCAAACGTCGCGATCGCAAACAAGGTATTGAAGGCCTACGGCGGCCCGGCGGACGAGGTCAAGGCCTTCCTGCAGCGCTATGCAAACGAGCCGGTCGTGATCCGGGCGCTGGCTGCGATCGGGCAGCGCATTGACGAAAGCGCCCTGGTGTCCGGTGAAAGGTCCGATTATGAGGCGGGGCCGGCGGAAGCGGCAAGCAAGCGGGCGGACATTATGACGAATAAGGACAATCCGCTCAACGAGGCCTGGAAAAACAAGCGGCATCCGCGGCATCAGGAAGCGATGGACGAAGTCGCGCGCCTGTCCCGGATCGTCGTCGGGAAAGACGAAGTGATGTATCAGTAAACCCGGGGCAATCTGCGAGGATCCCGGAAGGCGGCAACAAGGGCAAGATAACGGGCAATCGGTCTGAATGACACGATCCGGCTTTTAACAAGAAAAGCGCGGGTCCGGCGACGGGCAACCCAGCTGATAGACAAAACTCTTTCAGAAGGGAGAAACAAGCCATGTCATTTCAGATAACGACAGCGATGCAGGACCAATTTAAGGCAGCCTTCCAGGTCCTAATGCAGCAGACGGAGTCTCGTTTGGCGTCCGCGGTTCGTAATGAGCCGGTCGACGGCAAGCGGGGATTTTTCGATCAGATCAGCGCGACCGCTGCGGTCCAGCGGGTGTCGCGGCACGCGGACACGCCGCTGATCTCCACGCCGCACCTTCGGCGTATGGTTCAGACGTCCGATTACGATTGGGCGGACCTGATCGACAATTTCGACAAACTCAAGACCGTTGCGGATCCGCAAGCGGCCTATCTCAAAAACGCGGTTTCGGCCATGCAGCGGGCAAAAGACGACGCGATCATCGCGGCGTTTGTTGCTACGGCATACGGCGGCGTCGATGGGACCACGACCTACACCTTCGACACGACCAATAAGCAGATCGTTCATGGATCGACCGGCCTGACGCTGGCAAAGGTTCTGTCCGCAAAACAGAAACTGGACGCGGACGAAGTATCGGAAGAAGGCCGGTTTATTGTTTGCGGATCGAAGCAGATCAACAATGATCTGCTGAACACGACGGAAATCAAATCTTCGGATTACAACACCGTCAAGGCCCTGGCCCGCGGCGAGATCGACACCTTCCTGGGCTTCAAATTCATCAGATCGGAGCGCCTTACCCTGACGTCGTCCGTCCGGTATTGCTACGCCTGGCAGCGCGACACGATGCTGCTTGGCGTGGGGACCGATATCGTGACGGATATCGCGCCGCGGAAGGATAAAAACAACGCGATCCAGGTCTATGCCGGTATGAGCATCGGCGCGACCAGGATGGACGAAGATGGAATCGTGCAGATCCAGGCGTATGAAGCGTAATTGACAATTAACCTGGGGCGGCCCGCGCTGCCCCTTTAGAGAAAGCAAAGGGGGTCTTAGTCATGGCAGAAGGAACAAACTATGCAAAATATGCAAGCCCCAATCCGTCAAGTTTTATGGGGGCGGAATGGAAGGGCAAGGTCCGGGCTATCGTGGAGAATTACACTTTTGCATCTTCGGCAATCGGGACCATTGTCAATGTGGGGATCTTGGCAAAAGACGAGGTTTTTCTTGAGGGCTATGTCACCGGCGCCGACATAGGTTCGGCAACGACCTTACAGCTGGGGGATACCGAGCTTGACGGCTCCGCGTCCATAGCGGACGACGACCGCTATCTGGCGGCGACGGTTTTCACAACGGCAAACCAGCGGACGGCGTGCGACGCGGCGGCCGGGCGCGGGTATAAAGCGACAAAGGACATGATCCTTCAGCTGAAAACCGGCGTCGAGGAAGCGACCGGGCTGGTGAACGTCGTGATTTTAATTGCGTGTCCGAATTAACCATGTGGACGCTTAACGGCATAACGGGGCGGGACGAAAGTCCCCCCCGGTGTGCGGGGAATTTCTCCGGCAAGGCCGTCGTCATGGGCTGCGGCCGGTGCGTGTGGGATGATCTCGCCAGGGTCCAGGATCTAGACCGGATCGGCACGATCGCAATCAATAACATGATCCTGCATCACAAGGGGCGCGTCCATCATGGCGTGTCCATGCACCCGGAGGAACCGAATTTGTGGCGCGCGTTGCGGCCCTATTACCAGGGCGAACCGTCCCATGTGACAACGCATAGCTACCGGCGCCATGAGAAGATCGGCCTTTCCGAGTGCGATGTTATATGGGGGACCATAGAGGGGGCCGGCGGCGGGACGTCCGGGATCCTGGCCGTCATGGTCGGCCTGGCCCTGGGGTATGACGAGATCATCCTGGCCGGCGTTCCATTGGATAACAGCGGCCATTTCTATGATGCTCCGGGCAAGCAGGACAAAACCTTCGGGTCTGATTTTATCAAGATCGAATGGCGGAACGCGGCGGACAAGTATTTCCGGGGCCGGGTCAAGTCTTTGTCCGGCTGGACGCGTGAGCTGCTGGGGTCGCCATGAATCTATACGAAACCGAAAAGCTGAAATATCAAAAGATGCACGCGGTCCCTGGTTACAGCCTGGGGCCTGGCGCTTCCCATACCAGGGCCTTTATGGCCTACCTTGAGCCTGGGGATACCGTGATTGATTTCGGCTGCGGGACCGGTGACGCCGGCCGGATCCTGGCGGATCATGGCTTCAAGGTCGTCCTGGTCGATCTCGTCAAGGATCCTGTCCGTCATGCGGATCTTCCCTTTGTCCAGGCTTCCCTTCATGAGCTGCCGGAGGACCTTCCCCGGGCGTCCTGGGGCTTCTGCTGCGACGTCATGGAGCATTTGCCGACGGCCTGGATTGATCAAGCCCTGGCGGCCATGCGGTCGCGCGTGCCAAATTGTTTCTTTTCGATCTCCGGCGCGCCGGACGGATGGGGCCGCCATATCAACGATACGCTGCACCTGACGGTTAGGCCGGCGAGCTGGTGGGCCGTTGCGCTTGAGAATCATTGGGGCCAGGTCCGGCGCTTGGGTCAATCGGACGTTGTTTTTGAATTTATATGCAGGGCATAGAAAATGAATGATGCAAGATCCCAGGAATGGCAAGAGCGCTTCGACCGGGTGTGGCAGCATGGAAACTACCGGTGCGGATCGACGGCGCTGCGGATGCTGCCCCTGATCCTGGAATATGTGTCTTATGGATCCGTCGTCAATGATTACGGCTGCGGGACCGGGCGGGCCGACGTCGAGCTGTTTCGGGCCGGGATTACCAGGATCAACATGATCGACATATCGGACCAGGCCATCGAGGCGGAAGCCAGGGCGCTGATTGAAGGCACGCGGGACGTCAATTTTTATCATGCGTCGTTGTGGGATCTGCCGGCGGACCTTCCGCGCGCCGATTGGGGCCTGTGCATCAATGTGCTTATGACAATTCCGCCGGAGAAACTTGACGCGGCCCTGGCCGGGATCCGGAGGACGTGCGACAACCTGATCGTCGAAGTCTATGATTGGCAGGACGTCCGGCTCGGCATGGAAATGACGACGATCCAGGGGGGCCTGGAATGGTGGTCTGAAAGACTGACGGGGTATTGGCCGGCGGTCAAGTCGAGCCTGTGGCCGCACGATAACAGGCGGACGGTTCATATCTGCAAAGGGGGTGCGTAATGGCTTCAAGGGTATCAGTTTGTAACATGGCGCTCGGCCTGATCGGGGCGGAAATGATCGCTTCGGTAACGGCTCCGTCAACGGAAGCAGAGCGCAAATGCGCGCTTTACCTGGACCAGGCCATTGACGAAACGCTGCGCCTGTATCCCTGGAATTGCGCGATCAAGCGCTGCGCCCTGGCGCAAGACGCAACGGCTCCGACCTGGGGCTATACCTACGCATACGCGCTGCCGGTCGATTACATTCGCGGGCTGTGGGCGGACGACCAGGACATTGATTTCAAGATCGTTTCCGGGAAGCTGCATAGCGACGAGGAAACCTTTAATTTGGAATATATCAGCCGGATCGGCGTTGACGCGATGGATCCGGCGCTCCTGGCCGCGGTCATAGCGAAGCTGGCCGAATACCTGGCCTTTGCAATCACAAACAGCGGATCAATGGCCGAAGCGATGATCAAGCGGTTCGAAATGGCCCTGGTCAAGGCGTCGATTGCGGACAGCCAGGAAGGGACGCCGGAAGAGCAGGAAACAAACGATTATCTAAACGCAAGGTATTAAGACGATGCCGCGAGCGACGACAAACTTGACGAGTTTCACCGGCGGGGAAGTTAGCCCGCAAGTCTATGGCCGCGTCGATATAGCGAAATATCCGACCGGCTGCCGGACGCTGGAAAACTTTATCGTCCGGGTGCATGGCGGGATCCAGCGCCGGCCGGGGACCTATTTCGTTGTGGCCGCGAAATACGCCGGCAAAAAGACCAGGCTGATCCCGTTTGAATACTCCATCACCCAGGCCTATGTCATTGAGGCCGGGGATCTGTATTTCCGCTTTTTCAAGGAATACGGACAGATCACGGACGGAAGCCCGGCGACGGCGGTCGAGATCGTCACGCCATACGGCGAGCTGGATCTGCCCTATATCATGTTTGCGCAAAGCGAGGACGAGCTTTTCCTGGCGTGCAACGGCTACGCGCCCAGGAAGCTGACCAGGCAAAGCCATGTGGCCTGGACGCTGGCGCTGCATAGCTTCACGGAACCGCCCTATCTTGAGGAAAATTCCGACGACGCCTGGGCCTTATGCCCGTCGGCCATTACCGGATCCGGGATCACGCTGGTTTCCGAAAAGGACCTTTTTGCCGCCGGCCACGTCGGGGCCTGGTTTCGATTAAAACAGGGGATCACGACATTCAAGTGGGGCGCGTGCGAGATCACGGCGGTCACGGACACAAAGCACGCGACGGCGACCGTCAAGTCCGATTTTGGAAACAACTATGTCGATATCCTCGGCATGACAAGCGCGAATCCCTGCTCCGTCAATGTGACGGGTCACGGCCTAGCGACCGGGGACCGGGTCATGTTTGAAGGCATAACACAGGCCACCTGGTCCGCGATGAACCGGATCATTTACCCGATCACGAAGGTTGACGCCGACAATTTTACGCTGAATGGGATCAATACGACGGGGTGGGCGGCTTATGTGCCAGGGACCGATCCGGGGAAGGTCACGGGGGCCACGAAGGCCTGGCGGGAAGGGGCCTTTTCCGATTATCGCGGATATCCGGATTGCGTCGCCTTCTACGAGCAGCGCCTTTATTATTTTAAGGACGCCTATGTGTTCGCAAGCAAGTCGGGGGATTACAACGATTTCGGGTCCGCGAAGGAAACATCGCCGCTGGCGACCGACGGCTTTGCCTACCAGCTCGCGGCCGAAAAGGTCAACGTGATCCGCTGGGCCTGTTCGAAAAACAATCTGATCCTGGGGGCGACCGACGGCGTGTGGCGCATGGGCGCGCAAACGTCGAGCGATCCGGTCACGCCGACAAACGCGAAGATCTCGCAACAATCCAGGCAGGGGGCCGCGCTGCTGCGCGCTCACTCCCTGGGGCAATCGGTCATTTTCATGGAACGCCTGGGGAAGCCTGACAACGCCGGGGAAAAGGTCGTCGAGATCTCATACAAATGGGAAACGGACGCCTATGTCGGCAAGGATCTGTCGCTGCTGGCGGAGCATATCACGACCGGCGGCGTGAAGGATTGGGATTTCCAGCGCTCGCCTTATCCGATTATATGGTGCGTCCGGGCCGACGGGGTCCTGGTGGGCCTGACCTACGAAAAGGACCAGGACGTGATCGGCTGGCATCGGCATCCGATCGACGGTGAAGTCGAGGCCGTATGCGTTATCCCTGGGGATTATCAAGATGATCTGTGGATGATCACAAAGCGGACCATCGGCGGGTCCGCGGTTCGCTACGTCGAATATATGAAGCCCATGCGATACGGGACGGATGTCGAGGACGCCTTCTTTGTCGATTGCGGCCTGACCTACGACGGCGCGGCCGTTTCTGCCCTGGGCGGCCTGTCCCACTTGGCGGGCAAGACGGTCGCGGTCCTGGCCGACGGCGCGGTGCATCCCCAGGTGGTCGTTTCTGCCGGCGGCGAGATTACCCTGGAATATTCGGCGTCGAAGATCCAGGTCGGGCTGCCCTATGACAGCACGCTGGAAACGCTGGACCTGGAAGGCGGCGGGGCGGAAGGCCCGGCCCAGGGCAAAAAAAGAGGGATAAGCAAGGTCCTGGTCCGCTTCTTTAATACGGGGTCCGGGGTCCGGATCGGGCGCGGCGAGGATCGGGTTGCTGATCTGCAGCTTGACATGTTGGATTTCCGGGACGGATCGACGCTCATGGGATCGCCGGAGCCGTTAGTGAACGGGATCCATGCGGTGACGTTCCCGCGTGCCTGGCAGCGCGAGGCCAGAATCCGGGTCGTGACAAACAATCCGCTGCCCTGCTCGGTCCTGTCAATGATAGCAACACTAAAAACGGAGGACGCTTAAAATGTCTTGGATGAGCAGCATATTGCCGTGGCTTAATTTTGGCGGGGCCGCCATATCTGCCTACGGCGGCTATCGGGCCGGCCAGGACGCGGGATCTTATTACGATGCGCTGGCCGGGATACAGACACAAAACGCCGATATCTCGCGAGGGAATCGGCAGCTGACGATCGACCGGGCCGCGGCAAAAACTCAATGGGACCTGGACTATGCCGATATCCTCTATGCAAATGCCGGGATTGACTATTCAAACGCCGCCGCCCGCTACGCCCACGATCAGGCCGTCCTGGAAAATGAAAAAAAATACAACGATTATATGACGGCGCTTTCTACCCGTCACGCGGCGGAGATTGCCGACATTGCAACGCATGTATTTGAGGGCGAAAAGCAGATCGCCGGAGAAGTCGAGACCGTAAGGCAAACGGAGGCAAAGGCGGCCTATGACGAAAAGATGGACACGGTCCGCCACCTGGTCGCGGAAACCGCGGCGAAGGGCGCGAAGTCCGGCTTTAACATAAATGCCGGATCCTTCCTATCTGCATTGAGCGATCAGGTCGGCGTATCGGACCGCTATGCGACGGGGGCCAGGGAGTC